CGTATGCATGCCCTGCGCACACCTGCCGCAGTTGTCGATGCCGTTGCCCGGGTGATCTGGTACGTGCAGGAAATGCAGCCATGAGCGCCGATGCGATGCTGACCCAGCTGCTCGACGATGATGAGCTGTACTGCAAGGTCAACCTGAAGATCAGGACCAAGGCTGGCAAGATCCTGCCTTTCGAGTGGAACGACACCCAGCGCATCTTGCATGACCGCATCGAGGAACAGAAAGCGAAGCTCGGACTGGTGCGAGCGCTGGTGCTCAAAGGCCGACAGCAGGGATGCAGCACGTATGTCGCCGCGAGATTCTACAAGCGCGTCAGCACAACATTCGGCACTCGCTGCCAGATCATCACCCACCTTGATCGGGCAACACAGAACCTGTTCGGCATGGTGAAGACCTATCACGAGCTGGGTGACCCCACACTTAAGCCTAAGTCCAAGAACGACAGCGCGACCAGTCTGAGCTTCAGCGTGCTGCGCAGTGACTACCGGGTGGCCACGGCTGGCTCCAAGAACGCGGGCCGCTCCGATACTGTTCAGCTATTCCATGGCTCTGAGGTCGCCTTTTGGCCAAACGCCGAGAAGATCATGGCCGGCCTGGGACAAACGCTACCGTATGAGCCAGGGACTGAGGCCATCATGGAAACCACGGCCAACGGACTGGGCAACGTCTTCCATTCAATGTGGACCATGGCCACGGCCGGCAAGTCCGACTACATGCCGGTGTTCATTCCCTGGTTCATCGAGAAAGCCTACCGCCGTCCTGCGCCGGCCGACATGGAGTTGACCGAAGAAGACCGCGAGTACATGGACGCCTTCGATCTGGATCTGGATCAGATGGCGTGGCGCCAAGCCAAGATCAATACCGACTTCGCTGGCGACGAGGACTGGTTCAACCAGGAATACCCCGCCACGCCCGACATGGCATTCCTCAAGGTCGGCCATAAAGCGCTGATCAACACCCTGAAAGTCCAGAAGGCCCGCAAGCAGAACCAGGCGCACATGAAGCGCATTGGGGCACACGTTGTCGGTCTTGACCCTGCCCGCGGTGGCGATACCTCAACCTTCATCCATCGGCAGGGCCGGGTGGCCTGGGGCATCGAGCGTATCGACATTCCCGACACCATGGCGGTTGCTGGCCATGCTGCCCGGATGCTTGAGGACGACAAGACCATCCGCATGATGTTCATCGACATAGGCGGGTTGGGCGCCGGGATCTATGACCGCCTGGTCGAACTGGGCTATGGCGACCGGGTGACCGCGGTGAACTTCGGTTCGCGCGCCAGTGATGACCGCAAGTATTTCAATAAGCGCGCCGAGATGTGGGGCGAGATGGGCGAGTGGATCAGCGATGACATCACCCCCAGCATTCCCGACGACGACCAACTGCATGGCGACCTGACGTCTGCCAGCCGCGACAAGTACAGCTCCAATGGGCAGTTGAAGCTGATCGAGAAGGAAAAGATCAAGAAGGAACTGGGCCGTTCACCTGATGACGGTGATGCCCTGTGCCTGACGTTTGCCGAGCCGGTAGCGGCAGATGACGTTTACACCGAGGACTGGCGCGCCAAGCTGCTGCGCAGTCGCCGCCCAAAATCCGCGATGAGTGCATGACATGACCGACACGACCGAAGACACGCAAGGCCAGTCTGCCAATGACGCCACTATTGCAAAGGAAACCTGGCAGCGCTACGAGTACGGCCGCGAGCGGGGTCACCGCGACTACTGCAAGACCGCTCGGATCAATGAAGGTATGTACCTGGGTGGCGGCCTGCAATGGTCTGCCGAGGACCGCATGGCGCTGGAAGAGGCAGGTAAGCCCTGTTTCGAGTTCAACCAGATCATGCCCAAGATCAATGCCGCCCTGGGGTATCAGATCGGCAACCGCATGGATATCAGCTTCCGGCCGCGCAACGGGCAGGCGACCGATGACGTGGCCGGCACCCTGTCGAAGCTGGCCATGCAGATAGCGGACAACTGCGACCTGCACTGGCATGAAACGCAGATCTACGCCGACGGTCTGATCCAGCAGCGCGGCTATCTGGAAATGATCATCGACTATGAGGACTCATTGTTGGGCGAGATCGCCATCACCGCACTGGATCCGATGGATGTGATACCTGATCCGGACGCCAAGAGCTATGACCCGGATAGCTGGTCGGACGTGTGTATCAGCAAGTGGCTCACCTTCGATGAGATCGAAAAGCTCTACGGCACCGAGAAGCGCCGGATGCTCGAGCAGGAAAGCCCTGACGAGCAGGACCACGGCGAGGATACCGAGGACGAGCAGCGCAACAAGTTTGGCGACAACAACACCGGCTTCAATGACCGCATGGGCGTGATGAGCGCCGCAGACGGAAGCCGCCGGGTGCGCGTGATTGATCGCCAGCATTGGAAGATGGATGTAGCGGACTGCATTGTCAGTGATACCGGCGACATCCGATCAGTCGAGGCGCTGGGCGAGGCCCGGGTCGCGGCCATTCTGGAGGCAGGCGGCTTTCGGACCAAGCGCCGCATCCGTCGGGTGCGCTGGACGGTGACCACCATGAACCAAGTGCTGCACGATGACTGGTCGCCCTTCAACCACTTCACCGTCATCCCGTTCTTCCCGTTCTTCCGTCGCGGCGTAACCCGTGGCCTGGTGGATAACGCTATCGGCCCGCAACAGATGCTCAACAAGACGCTGAACCAGACGCTGCATGTGGTCAACACTACGGCCAACAGCGGCTGGATCACCTGGGCGAACACCATCAGCAACATGCGCAAGGATGAGCTGGAAGATCGCGGCGCTGAAACCGGCCTGCACATCGAACTGAAGAAGGACACGCCGGTCGACAAGATGCCGCGCAAGATCCAGGCGAACCAAGTGCCGACCGGCCTTGATCGTATTGTCGATCGCAGTGCGCAGCTACTGGAGCAGGCCACCGGCATCAATGAGGCGATGATGGGGCAGCGCGGCCCCGAGACATCCGGCATTGCCATTCAGTCCCGCCAACATGCCGCGCAGCAACAGCTGGCCGTTCCGCTGGATGGCTTGGCGCGCACCCGTCACTTGCTGGCGTCACGCATGCTCGAGCTCATCCAGTCGTTCTACGACGAGCCCCGGGTAATCCGCATCACGAAGACCGATGATCGCGGCCGTCCGACGACCGAGGATCTGGCTATCAACCAGCCGGGCGACAGCGGGCTGTTCAACAACCTGACCCTTGGCGAGTACGACGTCGTGGTCACTGAGCAGCCGATGCAGGTCACCTTCGAGAACAGCCAGTTTATTCAGGTCATGGAAATGATCGAGAAGGGCGCACCGATCCCGTGGCCGTTCGTGCTGCGCTACAGCAAGTTGGCGCACAAGCAGGAAATGATCGATGCCATGGAGGCGCAGAGCCAGGTGCAGCCTGATCCGTTGATGGAAGCCAGGGTGGCGCTGACCAAGGCGCAGACCGTGAAGACGCAAAGCGAGGGCGTGAACAAGGCGGTCGAGTCGCTTTACTCCGCGATGCAGGCCGCTGGCGTGATTGCTGCGACCCCTGCGACCTCACCGCTGGCAGACACCTTGCTCAAGTCCGCAGGCTTTCAGGACCAGAACGAGGCGCCGATTGTGCCGCAGTACGACGGGCTGCCGCAGCCTGAAGGCGCGCCGACCGTTCCGAGCGCTGAATACGCACCGACCAACTTTGACCCCTCGACACCGCCCAGTCCTGCGACCGGGCTTGCCGATGGTATCCGCACACCTGAAATCGATGGAGTACCCGCATGAAAGGAGCACCCACCATGAGCGCAAGCGACAAGGAATGGCAGGCCGGAGACGACCTGCGCACCGTGCTGGAAGCCAAGAAGATCATGAAAGATCCCAAGCGCATGGGTGCTGTCCGTGCGCTGGCGAAGAAGAAGCAGGCAGAAATGCAGGCGCTGACCGAGAAGTAACCACCACCAGGGGGCAGACCCAATGAAGACGCAACAGATGATTGATGAAGAGCTGGAAATGCAATTGCTCGATGCACTGGATATCGAGGAAGAGGAAGAAGAGGAAGAGCTGGACCTTGAGGAAGAGGAAGAGATCGACGATGACCGTGGCGACGACGTGGATCCGGATCTACCGGATGACGACGCGGAAGAGGTCGATACCGACGCCGATGACGCTGATGCAGGCGATGCTGATGACGACCTGGACGCCGAAGCACTGGCCGAGCTGGCTGGCGAAGAGGGCAAGTCTCGGTCGGTACCGCACTCGCGCTTCAACGAAGTGAACGAGCAATGGAAGATCGAGCGCGCCGCCCGCCTGCAGCTTGAAGAGGAAATGGCCCGCCTGCGTGGCGAGAAGCCGGCGCCCAAGGATGAGCCGCAAGCAGAGCCGGAACCTGAGTTCGACTTCAAGTCCAAGCGCAAGGCGTTGCGTGAAGCCACCTATGAGGGCGACACGGACGCTGCTGAAAAGCTCGAGGAAGAGATCGAGGCGGCCAATCTGGCGCGCATGGAGAAGCTGGCCGAGCAGCGTGCTGAGTCGAAGTATCAGGAGCGCATGGAGAAGGAGCGCCAGGAGCGTGAAACCAAGGAGGCCGAGCAGACCCTGACGGCAGCCAACGCAGCCGCCGTGAAGGCCGCCGAGAAGTATCCCTTCCTCAACTCCCAGTCAGCTGATGCTGATGCGGATGCAATCGATGAGGTCATTGCGCTACGGGATCTGTATCTGAAGCGTGGCGACTCGGCAGCCGATGCGATCACCAAGGCAGCCGACAAGGTGGGCGCGCGCTATGCCCCTGCTGAAGAGGCTGACCCCAGGACTCCGGCCAAGCCGACCCGGGCGCAGCTTGAGCGCAACCTGGACCGCGCTGGCAAGATCCCGCCGCGCAATGCCGGGGTAGGTGAGCGTAGCCAGAAGATCGACTACGAGAACCTGACTGAAGAGCAGTTCGACAACCTGCCGAGCGATGAGAAACGCAAGGCGCGTGGTGATTATGTGGGTTGACAGACTGATTCAGTCACATCTACTCGCAGGTGTTGGACCTCGTTTCTTTGCTGCCTGACCTTTGGTGGCCTTCGGGCCACCTGTTTTACCCGCATCTTCGGATGCTCGCTCGCTGAGACACAGCGTTCCTCGCCGCGCAGGGCGTAAAGCTGCAGCGCTCCGGACACGCCTTAACGTCCGTTTTCGCTCGGGTGGCGACACATCCCAAAACGCAATGACAACTTTTATTGACGACTAAGGAGAACAGCCATGGCTGTTACCAACTTCGCTCGGCTCACGCCGCAGCAGAAAATCGTCTGGTCGCGTGATGTGTGGAGTGCCGCCCGCGACGGGATGTTCATCAAGAAATTCCTGGGTACCGGTGACGGTGCTCTGATTCAGCGTATCACCGAGCTGACCAAGACCGAGAAAGGCGAGCAAGTGCTGATGCACCTGGTAGCGGATCTGGTTGAGGACGGCATTGTCGGTGACGACCAGCGCGAAGGCAATGAAGAAGAAATGATGTCCTACTCCCAGGTCATCAACATCGATCTCATCAGCCACCAGGTCAAGAACAAGGGCAAGATGGCCGACCAGAAGACGGTGATCAACTTCCGCGAAATGGCCATGAGCCGTCTTTCGTACTGGTTGAGCAACCGTTGCGATCAGTTGGCCATGCTCACTCTTTCGGGCATTTCCTACGCATTCAACTGCGATGGTAGCGCCCGTGCAGCGTCGCCGTTCCCGAACCTGTCTTTTGCCGCCGACGTGTCTGCCCCCTCGTCTAAGCGTCATCGTTCGTGGAACGGCACATCCCTCGTCCCGGGTGATACCACTGCAATCACCACGGGCTTTACCGCCAGCTACAAGATGATCGTGGACGCCGTGGCTTACGCCAAGACCCACTACATCAAGCCTTTGATGTCTGGCGGCAAAGAATACTACGTGCTGATGGTTCAGCCGGGCACCCTGGCGCAGCTGAAGAAGGATCCGGACTACCAGCGCGCCGTCACGCAAGTGGCGACCAAGGATGGCATGAAGTCGCCCTGGTTCACCGGTGCCACCGTGACCATTGATGGCGCGGTCATCCATGAGCACCGCCTGGTGTACAGCACCTCTGGCGCAGCTGATGGCGACAAGTGGGGCGCGTCTGGCGACGTGAATGGCACCCGTACCCTGCTGTGTGGCGCTCAAGCGCTGGGCATGGCTGACCTGGGCACGCCTGAGTGGGTCGAGAAGAAGTTCGACTACGACAGCAAGCATGGCGTCTCGATCGACAAGATGGTGGGCTTCCTCAAGCCCAAGTTCTACTCCATCTACGACAAGTCGGTTGAAGACTTCGGCGTGCTGGCCATCGACCATTGGCTGGGCCTGTAAGGGCTGCCCCTAATGTGATGCCGGGCACTGCGCCCGGCTGATCTGGAGAACTGAATCATGGCTATTACGAAGAACTACAACCGGCAGTGCCTGGCTATGGCCGTGCTGTCGATCTCGCTGGCGGACTTTGTGGATGGCGGGGCTGTGCAGCCTGCTATCGAACTGCCTGACGGCGCAATCGTAACGGGCGGCTCGGTGATGGTGACTGAAGTATTCAACGCCGCCACCACTGCCACCCTGGACCTGGGCGACTCGGTCGATGAAGACCGCTACACCCCGACCCCGCTGGACCTGAAGACCCTCGGCGCTAAAGCCTTGCTGCCCACCGGGTATGTGATGCCTTTGACCGCGGATCTACTGGCGACCTACGCCAGTACCGGTACGGCGGCCACCACTGGCCAGTTGCAGCTGGTGGTGGAG